GCGGTTGCACAAGTCCCCCCGCCGATATTCGTCAACCCGCCGTCTATGGTCATACCCGAAACGCTGCCCACGTCGATGTCAAGACCAGAGGTAACGGCATCATTAGCGTCAAGCAAGATTGCGTCCCCGGCCCCCTCGTCACCCTTGATAGTCACGCTCCCGGTTTCTGCCTCAAAGGTAAGATCGCCAGCAGCCGTGTTAAAGTTTCCAGCGGTATCAGCATCAAGAGAGATAGCCGCCGTTACATCTGCGTCCACTCCGGTTCCGTTCAGATCAGCAGAACCATCTACTCTCAGCACCCCGTCCACTTCGACATCAGCAGCAACGAGTAAATCATTGTCGCCATCCGCAGTGCCTCCAGTTCCGCCACCGATGTCAGTCAGACCACCTCCGATATTGAGACCACCGACAGACCCCACAGCGATAGTAACGCCTGAGGTAACAGCGTCATTGGCATCAAGGCTGATTGCATCCCCGGCCCCCTCGTCACCCTTGATAGTCACGCTCCCGGTTTCTGCCTCAAAGGTAAGATCGCCTACGCTCGTATTGTAGTTACTGGCAAGATCCGCGTCTATTGAGGCCCCGCCTGTGACATCTACATCGAACCCGTCACCATCCAGGTCGATGTCCCCGTTCACATCGAGCGTGTCAGCGACAACAAAGTCACCTTCCAGCGTCACATCGCCGCCGACCTCAAAGTCGTGATCCACGCGCAACGAACGAAACCGCGTAGACGTGAAAGCAAGATGTTCAGGCGCGTCTTCTGTATAGTCTATCTCATCAACACCACTAGAGCCAGAGCACGCGCCCAAAAAGGCCATTGCGCCGACCAGGAACAAGACGAGCGTAGTTTTCAGCACATCCTTATATTTGTTTTTCATAGTTTGCCTCCTTGCTGTTGCCAGCTAGGATTACGTCACCACCCCGTCTGCCCAGGTCGCGTTGTTTACGTAACGAGCGGTTCCGTTGGTGCGGTCATTAACGCCAACCCCGAACTCAGTGAACAACATCAGGTATTGAAGCGGGTCTTTGCCATTGTTTACACGATTATCTGGCATCGCCACGATCTTGAAGTCGCCTCCCATCGGCTGGGTCGTAGCCACACGCAGGGCGAGCGGATTGCGTTGTGAGTTGCGCCCGTAAGATTTCCAGCCAAAGCCGTAATACTGAGGAACGCCACGAACCACACGAACAAGGCAGTCGTCAATCGTGCCGATGTAATAACTTCCGTCGATGTCCACAGCAGAAGTAACTTTTGCCGTGTCCTGCGTTAGACCATAGTTGACCAGCCCCTCAGCGGTCGGGGTGAAGTTGCTCAATCCCTTCACGGTGGCTTCATCGGACGAGCCGATCACCACGTCGTAGGGCGGATTGTGCCCGTGTTCAAGCAGTTCGCTCTTGATGTCCGTGAAAACCGCATTAGTGAACACACCGCCAGAGATACCGACGTAGTGCTCATGCGTGTTGTCAAAGGTCGTGCCGTTGTAGTCGGGCGGGTCAAAGTCCACGCTTGTGCTACCGGCAGTCGTGGCGAATCCTGGAGAGTAACCCCCAGTACCTAGACCACTGGCTACGCCGCTATCGTCACCGCGTTGGAGGCAACGCCCCAGGATTTCAGTGCGCATCAGTGAACGCACGTCCTTCAGCGCGTCAGCGATGTCAGCCTCAATTTGAGATAGGCGCGCCTTGCGCAAGAATTCCCACGTCCATTCGAGGCCCCGGTCGTGAGCAATGAGCGGGTACATGTGTCCTTCTAGCGCTGCACGCTGCGGATCGGGACGTGAGTATTCAGTATAGCGACCAAAGCCGTTGGAGCTACCCACTCGGTACTCTTTGGTCACTTCATCGGTTACATAGATCAGGTTTGCATACCACGAACTCGCAAACTCGTTGACAACAGTGGCTAGACCGACAGACATTTGACTGACGATCTGCTGGTAGGTTGTACCATCCTCCAGCTTGAGCAATTCAAGCTGGCTTGCATCCCATCCCGTCAATACGACGAGATGTTTTGAACTTCTTGGGCCTAAATTAGCCATTGTCTATTTCACTCCTTACGTAAAGTCGATGATCTGAGGCTCGACATACAAAACCGTCGCGCTCTCCGACTTTCCGATAACCGTGCTTTTCGTCCCGGCAGATTCACTCGGTTCACCGTCGGTGTCCGAGACGTAAACCAATGCACCCGGACTGGCCCCGGTCAAACAGTTAACAGGGCCGTGCTCCACGATGTCGATTCTATCCACTCCTGCCGCAGTCCCGGCATTCAGAGCAATACCGAGCTTCCTAATCACAGCAGCAGTGGCAACGGCAGGATCCCAATACCCATCACTCTGAAGCTCTACGATCTCACCAGCCGCCACCGTTGCGCCGACTAACCCACGTCGCACGACCGCACCCGGTAGAGGCTGGACATTTTTTGCAGTTGTATCTCTGGCGATAGCCATTTTTATACCTCCTAGATTCTACTCGAATAATTCACCAATATCGTCAGGGAGAAAGCGCGGGTCAACTCCCATACTGTGCGCCATCTGTTCCTTCTGTTCGTCGGACAAGACCTTTTTCGGATCTACGCTGCTACCTACACCAGCATCCAGTTTCGGCGCTAGCGGCTTACCCAGTTCACTGGCGTGTTCGGTAAGCCAGTTCAGTTGCTCAACCGGGTCTAGGTTGTCAAGCAAGCTGATGATGTGGCCCGGAACTCCAGCCCGCGCCGACTCAAGATAGCTTGTCAGGGCTGTAGTGTAGCGATCCAGCCTCTCGGCGCTGGCCTCATACTGCGGCTTGATTTCTGCCAGTTCTGCCTCGTGCTTCTCTGCGAGCGCCTGCCATTCCGCTTGTTCCTTGAGTCGTTGCTCTTCGGCCTTGTCTGCCGCTTTCTTGGTCGCATCCGCCGCTTTCTTGTCCCATCCATCCTTCGCACGCGCCAGGCGGTCAGCAATGATTTTGTCTATATCAGCCTGCGTGAACGTTGCCGCTTTTGTTCCACTTTCTTGACCGGGCGTGTCTCCCGTTTTCGGTTTCGTTACTTCCGCGTCCGTGCTGGTTACATCTGTTTTTTCATCTTTTACATCTATTTGCTCTGACATTTCTACCTCCGATTAGTTGCCGCCCCGTCGGGCGTAGGTTAAAACAAAAAAGGGCGCCATCTCGTAATGAGATAGCGCCGTGTAGCTCCGTTCCTGGTGCTCTTGCCCTCAAGCGTCAGGGCGTATTATTCAATTATACCTGTCTATTATAGCACAGGATGATGTGATTTGCAACTATTCTATAACTATCGTTTTTGTCGCTCGCGGAACAGGCACGATGACCAAGAGCCATTTTTGGCGCTGTTTGGTGAGCTTGATCCAGTGTGATTGGTCGCAAGGCAAGGCTTGCAGATGTCTCGCCACCTTGACGGCTTGCAAGCTCAGGTCGGGGTATTGGCTTTCTTTGGTGGCGTCAAGTGTTTGCAAGACACTCCAAGTTGCATGTCATTTTTCACCTCTTTTTCTCTGCCTCTTCGCGTCGCCGTTTCCACTCCACAGCGCTCAATGCCTTCTGTCTTTCTGTGATTCCGTCGTCATACTCAGGCTTGTACAACACCACGCTTGATCGACAGTACCAGTGGAATGGCGTCCAGTCCATTCGGCGTGCAAAGCGTGGCGTGCCAGTCAACCTAAACTTACCCCTGAATCTGACGATCTGGCCGTTGGCATTTAGACAACACTCTGTCGTCCTGCTATCCGTCGCCGCAATTACTTGCTTCTGGAACTGTTGTTCCCTCGGCCACAACAACCCAATGATCCAAGCAGTCCAAGCAATCCACATTATTTGTGGTATCCACCGGCTACCCTCGCGTTGCATCGGTGCAGGTTGAAACAGTCCCATCCTGTCTTGGTCACCGATGATCGTTTCAACCGTTGCGATGCCAGCGGCGACGTGAGCCTGGATAGCAAGCACCTGACTGTCAAACGCGTTTATCCAGGCGGTTTGTGCGGCAGCGGTGTCGGCTAGTTCACCGGCTACCTGGAAATCAAGGCCGTCATTGAGGTAAAATTGCGCTTGTTCCTGTGCATTATGCCGGCCTCGCTGACTCGCCAATGTCAACACTCTACGAATAACACCCTCAATCTCACGCCGTGCATCAAGCATCAGTATTGAAATCTCTTGCGCCATCGTGGGACGTTGGGCATTGAGTATATCCCAAAGCATTCTGCGATATTTGCGATAAACTGACAACAGTTCACCGCGTGGGTGTTGAGCAGTGCCGAGATATTTACCATAGGCACCGAGCAACCAACGATCATTGCGCTTGGTGGATTTGACGGCTTGAGCGAGGGGGTTAGGTGGCATCTTCCTCCTCACTCGGCGCATTCGCCGTCATCATTCCCAGTTGCGCCATCGCCTGCCTGGACTGTTGACGTGCTTGATATTCATCGCTTTCCATCATTTTGTCAATCTGCTCAGGCGTGTAGTCTAGTTTTGCCCAAACGTACTTTTCAGGCACGCCGAGGTCTTTGTGAATCTTGGCAATATCGGCCTGTTCTTTCTCGTTGCGCTTCTGAGCATCCGCCCACTGCGCCTCAATTCCTATCTCTTCATCCATTCCGCCATCGCCAAACGTGTTGTAGAGTTTGCGCCCCATCCGCAACACATCCTCCCAGGCATTGCCGAAAGGTACTTGACGATCCTCAACTTTGGAAATCAGCGGTGACTCGTCTTGCTTCTGGCTCTCAGCGCTGGAGATTTGCCGCGATGATTGGAAATAGGAAATCGGAGTGCGGGTGATTTGCGCCATTTTGACGATGAAGAAATCCACCAATGCCATCATTTTCGTGAGGTCAGCGGCTTCCAGGCGAGTGGCTTTAGCATCGGTATTGCTATTACCGATTATCGCGCCTGGTCCAATCTTCAAATCCTCAATATCCGACTTGCTGAAACCAAGCAAAATCAGAATGGCATAAGCATCCACATCGGCGCTCATAATCAGGTCTGCTACCGATTTGTTGAGCAGATTCTGAACTGCAATGGCTTTGCGCAATTCACTCACGCCATAATCCACGTTACACTTGTTGGCAAAGTGTATCACCGGGATGCCCAACGGTTGGCCCTTGCTATCTACCCAGGGAATCGGCCAGCGCGAGTCGTTTTCATCCTTGTACTCTGTCCACGCTCCACGGTTTTGCCTTTCGTCGCTGATGTATTTTTGTATCTTGTCTGGAAGATAGTAGTTTTTCCGGCGCACATAACCAGCATCGCCCACGGTGCTAACGCGCCAATACCGCCAAGCCATCAACGGTTTGTGGTCATCGCCGTAAACCATCTCGACGCCAAAATCTCCATCGTGCGCCTGCTCGTGTGTAAACTGAGGTATACCACTCTCATCTGGTGGACTGACTAACACGTAACCGTCACCGTCTCGGAAAGCATCACGGTAGACGTTCTTTTGCACGCCGTCCATTCGGTTTGCTGTCCACCAGTTCCACAGTTTCACTTGCTGTTCGTCACTGTCACAGGTCACGCCTGTGATTTTCAACCGTTCGGCGATCACGTCAACCGGAATGTCGCAAATATTGAGGTTAAACTCAACATCCTTGGGCAAATTCATAAACTTCTTGGCCCGCTCCATCAGGTCATGGCCTATGCTGCCGTCATAATACTGGCGGTAGGTTGTGTATGAATTGCGTCGGTTGCTATTCCGGGCCGCTAAATCCTGGAGATAGGACAAGGCTACTGTAGTCGCTGCGTTTTCAGGCATATTTTACCGTCCATGCACCGCCACGATGCGGCGCTTCCATTAGGGCATAACGAAAGCCATCGTAAAAATCGTCACCGCCGTTTCCATCGTCGTCTACGTCCACCTTCAGTACATCCTCCGGTCTATGTGGATCGTGTTCCATCAAAGGCAGCGTCTCAATCAGTCGGGAACAACGGTTGAAAATAAATAGGTGAGGCTCAATAACTGGTTGCCCGTTCGGATCTCCTAGATAATCAAGGATGTTAGCTGCCCCGCTTATCCTGTCCATCTGCGCCCGTTCCAGTACGATGTTATTGTCGGCATACTGGTCGGCTATCGTGGCTGTTGTGGTTCCGCGTTGAGCGAACACGTCAGCGCCAGCCACGCACTTTTCAATCATATACCACTCCAGTCCATTGCGGTGCACCATCGCCTTGACTGCCGGCGCGTGCCGTTTGACCAGCCACCGGCGTTCCGCGTGTTCGTCTATCGCGTACACTATACCATCATTTGACTGTCCAAGCAAATGAAACACGGTATAGTGAGTGAAACCATAGTCCATCGCCAGCCAATAGCGCCAGTTGCGCGGAAGACTGAACGGCTCAATAACGTGCGTGTCATAGTCCCAGGTCGTGAAATACTGCCCGGCGCTGATATCAAAGTCGCCCTTTCGCCACGCTTTGTATAGCCAGCCTGTCAACCCTTCCAAGTATTGCAGATATTCGGGATTGAGGAAAACGTTGTCCTCTGGAAGTGAAAAGAAGAAACGAGTATCCGTCTCTTGCCCCTTGCGCCAGGGTTCTACAAATCGGCGTTTAAGATGGCTGTGCCCAATCCCACCAGGATTGAAGGTCATATAGGTGCGTGGTCGCCAGTTGTCCTTGCTCGTTCGCAGTGAACCAAGTACCTGATCGGTTTTTGCTTTACTGAGCGAGTGAGCGTCATCTATGGCTACCAAGTCATACTCGATTCCGAGATAGCTGTCAATATCACGCTCATTACGAAAGCCGCCGAGTAGAACACGAGAAC